CTCGGCTTCTATGTTAGAAGCTTGATGTGTTGCAACGTAGTACTTCGAATTTGGGTCGATTCGTGGTTCGATTTCCATTTCGGTAGTGATAAAATCATACACGTCCTTGCTTACGTTGTAAGCCTGGAGTGACGATCCCATCGTCGACGTCGCTAGTCCTAGCGCAGCCGATGCTGTTGCAGCGAGAGTTCTTGGTCTTTCAGGGTATAGCAGCTTGGCGATGATCTCTGATGGATCTCGATAGCTTATGCCATTCCTGTTCCTGTAGCTAAGAACTTCAACGTCGGACAACTGTGATCCTGCGGTGGTTTTGTCTACCGATAGAATCGCGTTGAATCGCGTTTTCGCTTCATGTGACAGCTTGGATAGGAAGTCCTCCTTGTCCATGGTTAAGGAAAGTTCTGGAAAGACAGTCAAACTGTCGTCTCCTTGAACATAGAGAGCGAAGTCTTCGCTTTCGATGTTAATTCCTTGTGCGCTGTAGCATGTTAGTAAATAAACTGAATTGACGAAAGATCCGAGTAATTGCGTTTGCTGATAGCCAGAGGCAACTCCGTTGAACAACCATTCGTAAATGGTGCCAGAAGGACCTAGAATAGGTGTCTTCTTAATAGCGTTGGTCATCCAGTCCCAAAGGTTCTGAATTTTCCACGCTTCTGTCGTGCTATCTGAATAGTCATGGGTATCAGATTTTGAAGGTTCATAACCTTGATCAAAATCAAACCATCCTCTCCAGATGTTGTGAATGTCGTCGATTACCTCGTGAAGTGCTCGATGGTCAAATTCTGACCAATCTGCTGAAACTACGCTATTAAAGCGTATTGTTGACAGCCTATTGTACAGTTTGTTCCATCCGCCTCGGAAGGTTTCGAATCCCCATAGCATTGGTGACCTGACATTTTCATTTAGATATTCTTTTTGAAGATTCCAAACGAACATGTTTTCTACCATTAGTAGAAGTTTAGGTACGCCAAATACGGGTCGTATCTTATCCGGTTTCTCTACTTTCGTGAGATGTACTCGTGAGTGCAGGGTATTCCAGCAGTATGGTACTGGTTCGCCTTGATCGTTCCAAAATGGTTTCATTTTGTACTTAATTGAATGTACGTGCTTTCTGTTGATGTGAAAAAGCTCGTCATATAAGTTATGAAACGTTGGTCTTGAAGAATCGATCTCGCCCTCAGCTTGCTTTTGTCTTAGTCTTTCCGCCCATTTGGTGCTTCCTGAATAGGGTAGCTCCGCTGAAACATTTAGAGTCCAAGGATAGTACCTTAGATCTGGAAACGAGATTGGCTTGAGTCTTCGAGATGGTCGAAAAAGTTTTTCGACAACCTTGAGTGCTCTTAGATAATGAAAGTCCCTTTTCACTGGGTGAAATGGTTGATCCGTGTTCATGAAGTTAGCTTCACTGATTGATTCATCTGATTCCGGTCTTCGGTAGCCAGAGATCGCTTTTTCAGCAAGTTCATCTGAACAATGTTTGTAGATCGCTTTCTTAACTATCTTTTCGCTCATCCGTCGTAATCCCTCTGTCTTCATCGTATGAAGTCCAAAGATCTTAGTGTTTTTGGGTAAATGACCAATGATCCGCAAGTTAGTGGATAGTGACATTGTTTATGTATGTGTGTGGTTTTTGATTTATGGCTCAGTTCCTGATCTGAGAAAGATGTAATTCATGGAAGGTCC